ATTTGTATAATCCGCATAATTATTTATCTGTGAATTATTTAGAGATTCTGTTATTATATTAAAATTAACAGGCTTTGATTGATCTGCCGTGTAGTCTAGATCTAATAAATAAAGAGACCTTACAGAACTAGTAACATTTTGATATAGAGCTCCTCTAGAAATAGTAACAACACCTGATGATGTTGCAGGAAGATTTGAATTTTCTGATTGATCAAAAGCATCTCCAGTAGTAACTACTATTTCTGATCCTGCTAATTCTCCTGTATATTGTTCATAGTTTTGAGAACTAGTATAAGCAACATTACCTAAAGGTGTAGTAATTAAGCCTGTCCAATAAGTAGATCCAGATAGCGCGCCTCCTGTAGATCCTTCTACATAAAGCATATCTATAGATTGTGAATAGTTCATATTAAGACTCATGCTAGGCTCATATCTTGCATACTTATTCCTTTCTAGCATATGAGATTTTACAATTATACCTGTAGATAGATTTGCTCTAGCAGGTACAAAGTCTTTAATCATTTTGAATAAAGAGTTATTGTAAAATTTAATTAATCTTATATATTCCCAAACACTACTAGGTTGTGTATAGTTTGCAAAATAGGCATTACTTGCACTAACTAGTGGCGCATATGATGATGATTTTTGATATCCTGGGCTTCCTATTAATTGATTAATATCAAAAAATCCTTGAGATGCAGTTATATTTGTATTAATAGTATCTGCTGGTGAAAATCCTATTTCAATATTTGTACTATTAACCCTATGATTTTTATCATAGAATTGTAATGTTGCATAAGGAGATAACAAAGAAGACGATAACATTAGGCTTCCTGTAACATTTCCGTTACTTCCTGTAGAAATACTAATTTTATAATCTGTTGTATCTAAATCAAATGCACCATCTACAGAATCAATCGGATTACCTCCGAATTCTCTAATGGTTAAAATTTCTTCTGGTATACCAAACGTACTTATTAATGCTTTTATACCTCTTTGTGTACCTTTTGTTTTAAGTAAATACGGTAAATTATGATATAATCTTTTATATAATTCATCTTGAATAGTAGCCGCAGAAAGTGTCGTTAAACTTGAAGTAACATAATTAGTAATTAATTCAGATCCAGTTGGAGGTAATAATCCACCATCAGTATTAATACCAAATAGCGTATAATACAGGTTATCAGATACATTTGAATTAGTATATAATTGCATTCCAAAACCCTTTAGAGCGTCAGAAACAATGTCTAATGATATACCAGTATCAGGATTATTAGTTGCATCATATCTGGTAGACAAATCTTTATAATATATCCAAATATTATCAAAATGTTGTCCTATCATATCTAAGAAAGTAACATACGGAGTATTACTAGGATCATCTAACAAATATTGAGGTATACTGTTGTGAAGTAAATCTTTATTTGTAGTATCATAATAAGAAGCAGAAAATAATAAAGACTGTGTTGTTAGTGTTGGAACTATGGATTCACTTCCTAAAAAATTAGCGGCTTCTGATGAAGTTACTGAATATAATTGATATGGCTGTGTTGCTGTTAATTTAGGCCATGCCCAACTAGAAGAATTAAAATATAAAAAGTATTCATAAGTATCAAATTTTTCTATAATATTATTTATAGAAGATTGTATATATCCTATAGATGAAGATACTATTGGCTGTGTTCCTGTTCCGCCACCAATCGATTGTTGCTGTGATAATTGAGAATTATAAGATTCAATTAATCCTAATTTATAAACAAAATTGTTTACTCTTTCTGTAGCACTTGAAAAATGAATAAAATTACTAAAATTACTATAATCAACATTTATTTCAACAGATTTATCTTGATAATAACTTAATAATTTTTGATATGAAGAACTTACATTACTAGAAAGTAAATTATTATAGTTATAATAAGGAGTTGTTTGCCCATTTTTAGTATTTAAAGTAACATTAAAATTAGGACCTCTTAATGAATTTAAATTTTCTGTACCATCAGCTTGAACTTGGATATTAACAGTAAATGTAACAGGATCTGCTACTTTATCAATTATCCATAGTTGTGTTTTTAAATCATAGTCTGGTGATAAAGGGGCGTATAGTTTAACTAATAAATACCCCCCACTATCATCCTCTGTATATGCTACATTATCTGCAATTGCAGTTTGATTATTTCCAAAATTAAGATAAAATACAGGATAATAATTTTTATTACTAATATAACCTTGATACTGATTAAATCCATTTTTAATTTCAGTATTACTTAATACTTGTGATGCTAATTTTAATTCTGTTCTTGATGTAGATATTTCTTTTATCCAATAAAATGTACCAAAAGCTGAATTAAATAATTTTTTATTAAAATTATATTGAATAGTTAAATTACCTCTGTTAAATCCACGACTTTTTAAATCCTTTTCAGGATCTAATGTTAAACTAGAATAAGTATTATTTTTTGGATTAGAAGTTAAATATGGATAATAGTCTGATCCATCATAATCAAAATCTAATAACAGACCATTTTCATTATATATAAATAACTCTAAATAATCATTAGCCTCTCCAAATTGACTATTAATATAATTAGAAGTGACTAATTGCCTATCTAATGGAGATAAATTTTGACTCTCTGGACCTTTCCCTGCATATGATATATTAACTAATTCCATTACATTAAATTATTAATATTTGTAAATGACTGATTTAGATCTAATAATTGTTGTCGAAGTGAATTTATCTCTTCTATTAAAGCTTGCTTTTCAGCATCTATTACAGATCCTCCTAAATATTGTTGACTTCTTTCTACCAAATATTTATGTGAATTTATTGTGCCATCTACAGGTATATTAAAAAATAACTCATCATAATATGTAAAAAAATCGTCTACTGTTACTGCGCTAGAACTAACTTCCACAGAAGGAGATATTAATTCACTAAAACTGGTATTAATAGCTTTTGTATATGTATTAAGACCATAAGTTTCTTTTATTAAATCTACATTTGCCATTATCTAACTACTTTAAAAATTAAATTATTATCAATATCATAAGATTCGCCATCGGGTAGTACTGTTCTTATAAGTACTTTATAATATCTTTCTGGTTCAAGTCCTGACATATATAAATAAAAATAACTATTAGTTCCATCACAACTTATTTTGGTAAATGATGTATCAAAATCTATTACAATATCATTATTTTTTGCATCTTGAATAGCCCAATAAGATGTCTCTGGAAGTGCTTTATTTGTTGTATAAAAAGAAGATGTCGTAAATGTTCTAGGAGGATATTTGTCCCTAGCATTAATTATCATCTTATATTTTCCAGTTCCATACTTGTAGTTAGATATATTATTACCTAATGTTATTACATTATCAGAATTATCAATAACTGATAAAGTACCAGTATTATAAGAACTATCGTCCCACTTCATTTCAATAGTAGGTGGATAAATAGTATGTGTATCTACTGAAAAGAAACTTAACGCTATGTAACTATTTGGATTTTGTTCTATTGAATTTGGGTGTTTTATAATAAATCCATAATTAGGAAAATTATTAAACCAAGCATCTACTATAGGTTGAACATTTACATTTATATCTTTATTATCTTTATAACTAAAAGATTGTGTGTAAACTGTGCCTTCCCAAGAACCTCCACCAGGAGTTAAATAATAAGAACCTGAAACCCCAAAAGAGTTATATCCCCAGTTATTACTTGCAGATGTAAAAGATCCAGTACTATACCAACAACAACCATTTCTAGTTTCTGGTACATCCGCGGCTTTTCCCGTTCCCATAGTCCAAGAATCATGAACTTGGGCAATTTGTAAACTATAACTAGTATTTAAGTTTTCAGCATTTGCTAAATATAATCTTAAATTTGCTTGCCAAGAGCCAGTTCTAAATGATTTAAGTGTTTGTAAATCATTATTATCAAATAATATTAATGATCTTCTTAAGTCATCACTTAATAAAGGTTCTGTTGGAACAGATTCTACAAAATAATTTAAAGGTGTAGATGAATTTTTTACCGATACCTCAAGTATTTCATCTAATCCAGCGTTTAAAGCAGGATGACTAGAATATATAGAAGCGTCAGCTGAGGCAAATATTTTATATACGGCCATTTTTTTATTTTTATAATGTTACTACTCTACCTTGAATATCAGTATCAGGATATTTAACCTCAAATATAGAAGGATCTAATGACGGATATATTACATTATTTAAAGTACCTGCTGATATATCATAGGCATACTTAGAATATCCGCTAGCTTCTCCTGTTTTATTTATTATTTTAACATCTTTTACAGTTTGAACACCTTCTACTTGATCTAAAGTTGTATATAAGTCTCCTAATATAATAGGTTGGTTTATTTGCCAATTATCTGTGTTAAAAAAGTTTTGTACTTGAATTAAACATCTGGCTATAACATCCTGACTTGTATAGTTAGGTCTTATAATAATATCAAAATTACAACCAATGTTTATAATGTATCCAGGCTTTATATTAATTGCATCAGTCATCATTCTATATTCAAATAAATAACTTTGAATATTTTTTAAAAGAGCAGGAGATGGATCTGCTAATTGACCTGCATTATTTAATCCTAAAACATATAGACTAATTAACATCTGATCCTTTTGACTAACATCAGCATCCATGTATTTATTATATGTAGCATCATCTTTTGTCACATAAACTTTAGATACTTTGCCATATTGACCAGGCATACTAAGAGTTCTAGATAAATAGTCTTGTTGTGTAACCGCTCTTAATTGAGTAGGAAATTCATTTGCAATATTAAATCTTAATTCTTGAACAGTATCACCATCACCGCCACCTACTGCTGGGTTGGGATTATTTACGGCTATAGTATTTTGATATGAAGTATTTCCTGTTACAGAATAAGATG